CCCAATGACAGGTCAAGTCTTCCAAAACATCAAACGTGAACACGAAGTTAAGATCAAACGTACTAAAAAAGAAGGTAAAGTGGTCGTAGAAAACGTTCCACCAGAAGAATTCTTAATTTCTAAACGTGCTGTTACTATCCAAGACTCTCCATTTGTAGCACATCGCAGAATGATGACTCGTTCAGAGTTAGTTGCTATGGGTTTTGATAAGAATTTAGTAGATTCACTAGAATCTGGTGATACTTTAGAGTTTACTCCTGACAGAATTGCTCGTTATTCTCGTGGCGAACAACCAAATTCTATGGGATCGCAAGATCAATCTATGGAAGTGGTAGAAGTTTACGAATGTTACATCAAAGTTGACTACAATAATGACGGAATTGCTGAATTAAGACGCATTGTATACGCTTCTAATGAGATTTTAGAAGATGAAGAGTGTGATTATATACCATTTCACTCACTTTGCCCAATTCCAATCCCACATAAATTCTACGGACAGTCTTTAGCTGATCGTGCACTTGATTTACAGCTTATTAAATCAACTGTTTTACGTCAAATGCTAGATAATCTCTACTTAACTAACAATTATCGTGTTGGTGCAGTAGAAGGACAAGTAAATCTTGATGATTTATTGACATCTACAGCTGGTGGTGTAGTTAGAATGAAGAATCCTAATGCAATTGTACCATTAACTGTGCAACCTACAACATCTGGCTCATTCCCAATGCTTGAATACCTAGATGGCGTACAAGCTAGACGAACAGGTGTATCAGATTCACAAAATGGCATTGATCCTAACATCTTACAAAACGTAACTGCAGCTGCTGTATCAGCAATGTCACAAGCAAGTGCAGGAAAGCTTGAATTAATAGCCCGTATCTTTGCAGAAACAGGCGTTAAATCGCTTTTCAAAGGAATCCTATCCCTACTATGCAAATACGAAGATAAAGAGAAATTAGTGCGTATAAATGGCAAGTATGTATCATTTAATCCTCGTGAATGGAACAACCAATACAATGTATCTATTAACGTAGGTTTAGGTACTGGAACTCGTCAAGAGCAATTAACCACTATGCAAATGATCTTGCAAAAACAAGAACAAATCATTCAAACATATGGCTTATCTAACCCATTAGTGAACTTAATGCAATATCGCAACACATTAGCGAAGTTTATTAACATGGCTGGATTTAAAGATGCTGCTCAATTCATGAATGAAATCACTCCAGAGCAAAATGAAATCCTTTCACAACCTCAACCAGAAAAACCAGATCCAAATACAGAGGCTGCAAAAGTATTGGCAGAGGTAGAACGTGAAAAAGCAGTGATTAGAGCACAAACAGAAGCTGCTAAACTTGAATTAGAACGTGAGCAAATGCAATTAGAAAATGCTCGTAAAGCATTAGAACTTCAACAACAAGAACTAAAACAAAATACTGAATTAGCTCTTAAACAATTAAAGATTGAAGCTGATGCTGCTAACCAAGCTGAAAAAACAAGAAGTGAACAAACAAAAACTATTGTAGACTCTTTAGACAAAATCAATAACATGACACAAGGTATGAACAATGTCCAATAAAGTAGACGCTATTACTGGCATACTTAATGACGAACATTTTCAAGCTGTAATTAAAGAGCTTCAAGAAAATCAATTACAACGTATCATCTACTCTAATTCAGAGCAAACAGATGTGCGTGAACAAGCCTATCAAAGAATAGCTTGTTATAACGAACTCATGGGTTACTTGGAATCAATCGCTAAAACTAGCGAAATTAAAAGTAAAGCATGGAAAATATTTTAGACATTTCTAAAATGGGTAACCTCCCCTAGAGGATTATAGGAAATAAAAATGAGTGAAACAACCATGACTCCAGAAGATTCTGGAAGTGGCGAGCTTACAGTAAATCAAGCAGCCAATGCTTTCGAAGGTTTAATGACCACCCCAGCAA